AAGTTAAACCGATACCAGGAGTATATATGTCAAGGTTAGTAAGAACACCATTGTTTATAGCTGGCTCGATTACTGCGCCTTGACCTCCAGCGTTTGTTGCAGGAACAGCTTCGATAGAGATAGATTGATAACCACCAACCAACTCTGAATAGTTAAGGTCTTTAATAGAACCAGATGCTACATCTACGCCCGATGCTCTACGGAGTAACAGTTTAACGTCTTCCATAGTAATACTACCATCATTGGTAATATCGCCACGAACAAACCCGTCATAATCTACATCTTCTTGTAATAAGAAATCGTGTAATTGATTACGAACGCCTTGTGTATATGTATTTAAGTACCCAAGTGAAATATATTCATACTTCTCTTGATCTGTTAAATCATTCCATTCTATCGTACCAACATTAGGATCGTGGTAAGAAGGGTTATCTGTATTTAATTTAGAAACAACATAAGTATCAATCCAAGTTCTAGCAACCTGATTCATTAGCTCGCGTTGCGTATCGTCAGAATACTGAATAAAGAAGTTAAGGTCAGTTGTGTCTATTGTACCGTCGTTATCAATATCGCCACGAATATAACCAGATGTAGATAGCTCTTCAGTTATAACATCGATTACGTCCGGAAGGAACTCGCTCGTAATATCTTCTTCGGATAAATTAACTGCTAACTGTAATACAATAGTCGCTGTTAATAATGTCGGAGCTAGGACTTCAGAATGTTCAGTCTCATACGCAGCATAGAAATTATCAATCTTAGTTTGAATAGCAGAAGAGATCGAATATCCATGAAAATGCTTCATGAAGTTTAAGGCATCAAATGACGATACTCTTGAATCGCCATTAGCATCAGCCCAAGAAGTGCCGTCGCCAGAATCTGCGATTAGTACGTCATAAATCTTTTTAGAATCAGTATCGAAACCTAAATCTGCCAACTCTGTTAATGCTTCNGCTATAGCGTCCCAATCTACTTGTAGGTTAGGAGCAGGGAGCGCATCAATAGTTTCTACTGTTTCTTGTACAGTACCGTCAGCATATTCTACTCTTGATACTTTACGAGATCCACGAATAATGTTAGATATCTTTATAGTACCTCTATCGGTCTCTTTAGTAATTACTTCAGTAAGAGTACCATCAGAGCGAACGTCAATATCAACATTCTCTACGTCGATTCTACGGAATTTAGATTGTGAAGGTGATTTACGAGATAAGTTTGACGGGATACCAATTAAATCATTATACGCATTACCACGNTCATAAGATTTAACTTGNTAAACTTCACCAACTCGGAANCCAGAACCAGCTTCTTCAATACCACCAGCAACAGTTTCAGTCATACTCTTTTTAAGAGTTAGTTCAACGTCGCCATATTTTAGTACTGATGATTCCGCAAAGAAACCAGCAAAATAACGAGAAGTATAGATTTGATAAATTTGTAATTCTTCATCACGAAGCTCTACACGTTTTACTTCTACATCAAACGTTTGTACTGGCGTGTCGGCAAATTGAGTTTCAACTTCAATAAACTTACCGATCATATCGTACGGATTACCCTGTACGAGTTCGCCCATTACTGAATATTCAGATAACCAATTACCATGAGAAGGCTGTAATATAACGTCCTTTGGTAATCTAATATTTACTTCTTCGCCAAAGATAATACGGAATAAAACTTTAATAGAGTCTAGAGAACCCTTGGCTGAATATAGCTCAGAAAGGTTAGATAGGATATTGGCTTTGTTTGCGTCTCGGTTGAAAACATACCCATACCCAAATTCAAGGTATAATACGTCTAAGTAGTTATCAATAGCGAGGTCTAAGTTTCGTTTATGAAGGGCACGCGAAACTTCATCGGAAGGCATACCATCCTGATTAAGAAACTCGTAATACTTTTTCAAGAACTGAACGAACCCCGCAGAACTATTTGCTATGTCCTGCGGTATTAATTCTGGAACTCTATTTATTTCGTTATTTGACATATTAGTGTCTCGAGAATGTTTCGTATTCGCTTAACCCAGCAGATCCTAATACTGATACAGTATCTTGCTCGGCAGTTACAGTAATCTCGCTTGCGTCGATATTTACTAGTTGATTATATTTAGGTGCTATATCAAACGAATCAGGCTTAACCGTAATACGAACTACATTCGATAGGTCGAATTTAATATCTTTGAGATATACAGTAGAATTATTCGGGTCGATATAACCAACATCAGAATACTTCTCTATTCTTAGACCAGTCGTAACATTAAAGATATAGATTCTTCGTAAGTTAGCAGTAGAACCTTCAATCGGGTCATCCCCGAATCGACAATTAACGCCGTCAAGACGGAAGATAGATGACTCTAATGTAGCTTCGTCAGATGAAGAAACATATATTTTATTAGAGAACTTTAATGTATAGTCGTTAGCTTTTAGAGGGTTAGGTCTAAAATCTTTGTACATATTCAATTTGAAAGAAGTGTTAATAATACCAGGATCCGCTCTATCAATTAAAGTAGATAGGTTAGAAGTACGAAGTACACCGTCAAATCTATTTAAGTTAGTAGCATTATAGTCTACGATAGTTTGTAATACGATAGATTCAAGATCGCCAACAGTTCTTTGCGTTAAGTTAAGATCATATTTAACCTGAGCTTCGATACCTATGTTAGTGTATTCAGCATCAACTACGTCCGGAGTAATAGCTCCAACGTTCTTACCTTTGAGGAACAACTTAATATTATCTTTAAATGTTTCAGTAAGACGTTCTTGTTGCTTGAGAGCAGGAGCAATAAATACCTTACCATAGATCGGAGGGTTATTATCTTCACCACCCCAAACCGAAACGTCTTGAATATCGTCAAATTGCTGAAGTAATAATACTCGGTAATCGTTAGCTGTTACTGCTCTATCCTGAGTAGCAAAGTTAACAGGAGCATTATATTTAATAGACTCTAGACTTTCTTTATTTTCGCCACCGTAAGTAGAAGTGTATCCTTCTTTCAAACTTACTGTAATATTGTTTAATCCTTCGATCGGTTGTGCCGAAGATAGTACTCGAATATTGTTAGCATCTGGACCAGCGTTCTCAATATACTCAACTTCAATAATAGAACCAGGAGTTGGTTTATATCCTAGGAAACCGTCGCCAAAGAAGATATCGTACTGACCAAAACGGTTCTCAGAACGGAAATGAACTTTAGAGTTTGGACCAACTTCGTTTGCGCTATTATAAAAAGGGAACGGAACATATACGTTAGTATTCGGATTCTCATATACGTTGACTGCCAATGTATTCATATCAACTGTAGAAGAATTGATTTCATACTTAGCAAACTTCTTGACACCATCTACTCTGAAACGTTCTTTACGCATAGTTCCTTCATAGACTTCAACATCANTGAATCTATAAGTATTGTCCGATAACTTTGTTCCTAGTTTAGGAGAAANAACTATGAAATTATATTCTTTATTATTGATCTTACCTACAAGCTTATGCCCTCGAGGAAGAGTAATATTAAATGGTGTTTCTGAAGTACCCTGTACGACAATATCAACTTCAACTCTAGATGACTGTCGAGACTTAGGAACATACCCTATTAATTGCGCATGCGAAACAACATTAGAACGAACCTGTGCTGTATCTAGAAACGATTCGTTCATGTTAAGGTGCGCAAGCATAGCATTATACTGCGTATTATAAGATAACAAGTCTATTAATACTGAAAGACCCGAACCATCGAAGTCGTAGTCAGTAAATTCGTCTTGACCCTGAAGGAAAGTTTTTAACTCTTCCCGAATGTTTTCGAAGTCTAACTTCGCAACATCTGTGATAGTAGTCTTTGCCATTTATCGTAGTCTCTCTAAGTATATTTCGACATCAGTCGTCTGTTGTTGGTTAAGAACCATAACTGTAATTGTAATGTAATATGCGTTCTCGTCAGGGTCGTCATTTATAACAACCTCTTTCAACTCAACACGAGGTTCTTGATCGCCGATTGAGTACCGTATCTCCNGCTCCATNGNAGCTNTAGTAATAGGGTCGGCTGGTTCNAATAAGTATGNTTTCAAATTACAACCAAACCTTGGATTAAAAGGCTTTTCACCTTTACGAGTTAGGAGTATGTTTTTAATTGAATTCTTAATAGCGTCGAGGTCAGTTAACGGACGGACGTCGCCATACAATGGGTGGACTTTGAACGACGTGTTTAAATCACGATATCCAACACCCACGCCAGTTATATTTGACTTTGCTTCTTGGACTCTAGCGTCCGATAATTTTTCTGTACTCATAGCTTTATTTATACCTTATGTTCCAGAAGTCGGCGATTTAGTTTCGTCTTGACCATGCCCAGCAGAATCTACACCTTGACCGTGAGTGTGAGAATGTAAAGTAACCTTGGTGTCAGTAATAGAACCAGAAACGACTTCAATAGATCCCGCATTATATTTGACCGAAGCGTCTGGAGAAGTTACTGTATGTTTCGTAGTAATACTCTGAGTTAGGTTAGATCCAATACTATGCGTAGAGTCTTTACCAATCTCTTTAACTTCATTATTACCTACCGATACGTTCCAGTTGTTACCAACTTCCATATTAACATTATTGTCGACCTTAATATTCCAATCGCCTTTAACGTACATGTTCACGTCAGTATCTACTGTAAGATTGACGTTACCTTTAACATAACAATTATCGTTATCAATTATTACTGTATATCGTTCTTTATTAATTCTAATTACTTCAGTTCCGTCCGGATGAACTTCACGCCAAGTACCAGCTTTATGATATTCGTGTATACGCTCGGCGCCTTCAGTATCGTCTATCTCGAAGATATGCCCAGCTTCAGTTTCTTGTACGTGGTTCTTAGGATACTCGGCAGCATATGGAGTTTCAGGTTCATCCCAAGATCCGGTTGGAGTTTGTACACCCTTTTCGACCGAATCTTTCTTAGCCTGAACCGTTCCTTGTAGGTTATCCTCACCTCTCGCCAAACGGTTAACGTCAGACTCGCCAACTAATTCCTCGACGGGGTAAGTTCCGTCTGGGTCTGAGAATCCTTTATTACTGGGTCGTTTCTCGTCTTGCTTGGAGGCAATCGTTCCCATTATAATAGGGTCTTGCGCAGTAGAAGAATCCCTAAAGAAACCAACGACCCATGAACCTTGTAATAAGAAATGAGGACTTTCGCCTATACCCGATTGACCAGAAGTAGTGGTCGGCATCATCACCGTTGCCCAAGGTAAGTCTTCAGTTGGAATACCTACTTTATCCTCGGTATGAAGACCAAAGACTCTAACCCTAACTCTGTTAAGTTTCTCGGGATCGGAGACGTCTTCAACGACTCCAGTGAACCAAGTAAAACTTGAATTAAAAAACTGATCCATTAGTATTTGCCCTCTATCATATTGAAGTCGATAGAATCTTTACGAAGCGATACACGCTGCGAATATCCACCGTCTTTATCAAAATTATGTACGATCGACGATATTAAAAACTTACCAGATAGAAGGTCATCAGTACCAATCTCAGGCAATGCTTCTGGATCGGCAGCTGGCGGTAGATCTATATTAATACAAGTTCCTACTCTCAATCGAGTATCGCCATCTACTGTTATATTATGAGTAATTGCCGTTTGGTTATTTACAACCATTGCCTTCTTAGGAACGGAGTTTTCAAATCTGTTATTAAGGTTATCAATACCAGAACCGAATGCCAACGAGTTCTCAGAAATATAAAATTGTTTAGCATTATTATAGTCGGATATATTAGTTCCTGAAATCTCGAACTCTTTATCTAGAATAATGTCTTTATCAATCTTAGGTAAGTCTTCGTCAAATATAGAATAATCGTTGTATCGGTATTCTTTCTTTGAGTAATCTAATGCGTGAGTCCTAGAGAAGTATCCGCCAGTATTCATAACTTCAAAATGAGACATACCGATATTAGAATCTATAGAACGGATTCGAGTACGGTTAATATCAAAGTTATCATCAGAGAATGCTTTGGTATTATCGTGCGACCGTTGCTTGTAAGTATCAAAGGAATCCCTACCTACCATTTCTTCATATGACGAAAGTATATTCCCATGGAATAACGTTTCAAATAGGTAGAAAGGAGAACCGTTAACCTTCTGTGCTTTCGACAATAGCAGTTTAAAAGTATCGGCATATGAATAGTTAGGCAATACAATCTTAAAGTTACCTTCAGCAGTATCGTCTAATACTGTCAATTGTTCCCTAGAAATATCCGTAAACAATTCTGATATTATACTAGTCATTACACCAGATACTGAACTTGATATTTTCTTAATACTAGAAGCAAATGCTGCTTCCGATATCGCAGTAAACTTATAAACCTGAGCTTCATTAGAAGGTCTAGAATAATTCTTTATCCCAGTAACAACTAAGTCTGTCTCTAATTGAACGAAGTCCGAATCGGGAGTATCTTTCTTGAGGATAATTAATTTTAGCTTTTCATTACCTGTTATTAGATACCTTTCGAGTAGGTTTACCCCATCTACGATTGTAAATTCATATACTAAGAAAAGAGAAGATAAGGTTTCTCGGACAGAAAAGTCATTAACAAGAAACGATATATCAACCTGTTCTGAATTGTAATTAGTCAATACGAGCTTATGTAGTTTATACTTACCCGGTTGAATATCTTCTTTAGAATCAGCCATTTATCAACCTTCTATATTCAGCAGCAAATTCTTGTATAAACCCTTTACGAACCACACGAATATACCGTCTTTCGTTATTACGTATTTCTTCATCTTCGGCATACGTTACTATAGAATCCGGAGTATAAAGGTTTTCCCAGTTGTTATATTTACGACCTTCTTCGTCTGTATAATATGCGACTGAGTTTTTATATGCTCGAATCTCGTAGTTACCTGAAATAGAAGTAGAATCAGAACCAACTAACTCTTCACCAGGAGCAAACGAACCCGAGTCTATACGGATTACAAGTTGATTTACTGTAGGATTACGACCGATAACTGTTGCCGTTGCATTTGAAGTTACACCTGTTATGATAGTACCTTCTTCAAACTTACCAGCAATAGAGTTGTCGTTTATACCGGATTCTCTACCCCTAAAAAGGGTAATCGTATGGTTCGCATATTTACGGTCGATATGATCTTGAAGTTGATTATATGTCATTGGCCATGACTCTAAACCGCCAGATAAAGAATCGTTTATGATAAAGAAAGTCCAATGATATGCTGTTTTACCATACAATTGATATGATAACTGATCTGGGCGTTCTTCCCTGATCTCATATAACTGATACGGAGATGCGCCGTCGAACTTCTTATTAATCGTTCTTACTTGACGGAATATATCTGGAATAGCAGTTGTTTGCCCTTCCCCGAAAAAGTCATACTCGATTAATGGTAACTTATTAAAATACATCCGTATCTCCTACTGTAATTTAACAATATCTTCGCGAGATAATGCTTTTGTTTCTTTGAATGATAACGATACGTCAACTTCAATAGGAGAACCATCGTAGTGTAGGGAATTACCAGTTGCGTTATATACTGTTGCCAATCCCTCTAAGTAACACTCATATGGTTTAGGAAACTTATCGTTAGGTTTACCATTAGGTGCTACGAAAGCCAAGTCCCATTTTAAAGGGTATGCTAGTGTTTTAGAATCTTCGGCACCCTTTTCTGCGTACATATATTTACGAAACGAGTTGACGATATTTTTAATACTTTCGGCTTCTTTCTGCGAGTTGGCAACTAGTTTAAATTGAAAGTTATAGGCACGAAGTGTAGAATTAGAATATTGTAATACCGTATTAGGGTTGATTGCTATCCCTTTCTTCTGTAAGTATAAGTCTCGTCCGCGATCAACTAACCCAGAACCCATACCGAAGTTAGACATGACCTGAGAGTTAAGCACCTTAGACATAGTAGCATCACCGCCACCCGTAGCAGAGGTAAGCTTTTTCTTTAGAGCAGCTTCGTCTAGACCATCTCCGGTAAACATTGACTCTGCAACACCAGCACCTGCCTCGCCTAGAACCCCAAGGTCGAAGTTATTATACGAAGCTCCGTCAGTAACGGCATAGTTGTTCGGCATGTATAATGCTATCTCGGCATCAGCCACTTTGTCGTTATTGTCGTATCCTGTGAATATAACACAAGCTTGATTTTCTCCGTTAAGAGTTGATGGGTATCTTACCATACAGTTGCCTACTATAAATAGTTATTGGATTACTTGGTATTATTTATATGAGAAAAACGTACAAGGGAAAGTTTACCCCAAAAAACACCGAGAAGTATGCTGGCGATCATACCTCTATTATTTACAGGTCGCTATGGGAACGTCAGGTTTTTAAGTGGGCAGACGATAACCCAAACATAGAATTTTGGAATTCAGAAGAAGTCGTAATACCATACGTGTGCGAAACAGATAATAGAGTACATCGTTACTTTATCGATATGTTTCTTCAAACCAAAGACGGACGTAAGTTCCTTATTGAGATAAAGCCCAAGAGTCAAACTGTACCGCCAAAGAAAGGTGCTAGAGTTACTAAGCGATATCTTAATGAGTCGTTAACTTACATAAAGAATCAATCTAAGTGGAAAGCTGCTACTGAGTTTGCCCTAGATAATGGATGTACGTTCGACATATGGACTGAAGATAAAATCGAAGCGCTTGGTATTAAGTTGTTAACCAAGAATCCACCTAAGAAAAAAACAAAGCCTAAACCAAAAGCACGTAAACCAGTTAAGAAACCAACGAAGTCTAAGTAGTATATCCCCTACTCCTCCGGCGGTTCCTTGATTATACTATAAATCGACTGAAAAGTAAAGTATAAATAACGATATGGAAGAAAATAAATCACTATTTACAGAGCTAGAAGTAGCAGCATTCCGTGGCGGTATTAAACCTCGGTCGGACGAGTCACGCAAATGGTTCAGAGAAAAGGTAAAAGATCTCGGTCAAGTAAGACGACATGCCTTGCTTAAAGATCCAGCAGTTACCGCTCAGAATCGGTTTGTAGCTGGCAAAATGTTCATGTACTTCTACGACCCAAAGCATCGTAAGACTTTACCGTTCTACGATTCGTTTCCGCTCGCTATTATGGTAGAGCCAGCTCCAGGTGGATTTTATGGTCTGAATCTCCATTACCTATCGCCTATGGTTCGAGCAAAGTTTCTTGATAAACTAATGGAAACAACTAACAATAAAAAATACGACGAGACCACTAGGTTTAAATTGACGTACCAACTATTGAAGTCAGTCCGTAAGTACAAAGAGTTCGCTCCTTGTTTTAAACATTACTTGACTTCACAGGTTGCGTCTAAAATGGTAGTAGTTGAACCGCCAGAGTGGGAGATAGCAATATTCTTACCAACCGAGCAGTTCCGTGGTAAAAACAAAACGCACGTTTGGGGCAATTCTAAAAGGCAGTTCTCATGATTAATACTAGTATAGATTCGTTGAAATCGGTTTTTTCTAATCGTAGAGGAGTTGCCTCTAATAACCAGTTCCGCCTAATAATGCTTAAACCACCTGGAGTTCTAGGTGGATTCGGTGGCATAGTGGGTGGCGTTGGTCGAGGAGTAGACCTCTGGAATTCTAGAGACCTTTCTATCCTATGCGATTCTATCACTATGCCAGGACGTAACATATCTACGACTGAATATACGAACGGAGCGCAAACTCTTAAGACTCCGTATACCTTTATCAATTCTGAAGTAACTGCTTCTTTCATAGTTACTAATGATGGTATGGCTCGTAAGTATTTTGAATCTTGGATGGAAGCAATCTTTGATTCTCAGAACTACGTAGCTGGGTACAAAGAAGATTACGCAACAGATGTTGAAATTCAGCATCTAAATAAAAACGAAGGGTTAAATATAGTACATGCTGTTCGATTAAAGAACGCATTCCCTACTAACATTAACGAATATACACTATCAAACGCTGAAGAAAACTCAGTTAGTAAAATTGATGTAACATTTGCATACGATAATTATAGTAGTCCTTATACACTTGACAGCTTGACAAAAGCAATATTTTAAAATTGGAGTGAAATGATATGGCATTACCACAGATTGGTATAGTTAAGTACCATACGGTAATTCCGTCCACTGGCGAAACGATTGAGTTCCGTCCGTATACGGTAAAAGAAGAGAAAGCATTACTTCTCGCATTAGAAACAAAAGATCAATTAGCGCAGGTCTCTGCAGTAAAGGATCTAATTCAGAATTGTACGTTAGGTAATATTAAAGCCGATTCTATCGCAATGTTTGACTTTGAGTATCTGTTCCTACAGATTCGTTCTAAGTCCGTTGGTGAGATAGCAAATCTTGGTGTTAAATGTTCCTCTTGCGATGCTTCTAATAAAGTTGATATTGAACTTGATAAGATTGAAGTCAAGGGCGATATTAAACCTTCTACGAAAGTAATGTTAACAGATAGTGTAGGTGTTATGGTGTCATATCCTAAAGTTAAGGGTGTGATGAGACAGCTTAAAGGTAACAGTAAGAAAACGACGGACTATGAACAAACGTTGAATATTATTGCTTCTTGTATCGATTCTATTTTCGATGAAGAAAGCGTATATGATGCGGGTGATCATACTCCAGCAGAACTTCTAGCATTCGTTGAGTCTTTATCGGCAAGTCAATTTAAAGAGATACTATCCCTCTTTAACGAAATGCCTACACTCAAAGAAGAAGTTAAGTTTTCTTGTAGTAAGTGCTCAGCTGATAATAGTGTAACGCTAGAAGGACTTCAGAGTTTTTTCTCGTAAGTCTTTCTCATGAATCGTTAGAAAACTATTATAAGACCACATTCGCCATGGTTCAGTTTCATAAGTATTCTTTGACTGAACTAGAAGCGATGTTACCTTGGGAAAGACAGATTTACATTGCTATGTTAAACGAGCATGTAAAAGAAGAAAACGAACGACTAAAACAACAACAGAATAGGTAACGATATGTCAGATCAAAAAACAATTGATGCGTCTTGCGTCGAAGGAATAGACGTAAATGGTGACGGACACATCTCAAAAGAAGAGATGGATATGCACCTCGAGTTCAAACGAAAAGAACTTGAAGATAACGATGCGCAGCGTGATGCTATCCGTAAAATGGCTTGGTTCTCATTGATAGGTTTACTTGTATATCCGATCGGTATTGCCATCACCTCTTTACTAGGTTTAGATAAGGCTGCTACATTAATTGCTGATATTGCTCCGACATACTTTGCTTCTATCGCAGTATTAGTATCAGCTTTCTTTGGTGCCGACGCACTTAAAGGTAAAAAGTAAGGTAATCTATCATGGCAGAGACTCTTGATCAAACCCTAGAAAAGCTCATCAATGCAGTTGATGCAGCTAATAAGGATAAGCGAGAATTATCAGAAGAGTTCGGCAACCTAGAACTGGGTAATAAACTCAAAACACTCACGAAAGACGTTTTCTCAGAGAACGCCAAGCAGCTTAACGATTCGTATAAGACTGCCATGAAACTCATCGAATCCGATAACGAGGATAAAAAAAGCGAAGGCGAGGAAATGCTCAAGCTGCTTCAGGACTCGGTCGGAGACGAAGAAGATGCCGCAGAGAAACGTAAGGCGATTGCCGATCAAAACAACGCATTACTTAAAGTAGCATCAGGTCTAGAAGGATTTGAAAAATCCCTTAAAGGGTTTGCCGATGGCGCCACCAAAGGTGCTTTTGGTATCTCTGCTCTGTTACTACTATTCAATCCGGAAATGTTTGTATCTGGTTTGGTTAAGGTCATTGGCTTTATCAAGGAAGGCATTGACGCAGTTACTGCAGCATTCCAAGGCGACTTCTCTAAAATGCTAACTTTCTTTAAGGAGAATATGTTAGCAGTTATTGGTACATTAGCTTTCATGGCTGTTAAGTTCGGGGTTCTATCCGGAATCGCAAAGGGGTTCCGAACAGTAGTATCAGCATGGCGAGCCGTGCAGTTATCTTTACAATCCGGACTATTGTTTCATGCAAAAGAACTTGCTAAAACTGCATACGGTAAAGTAGCAAAAGGCATTACCACTGCTATTAGACTAGTCCGTGGTGGTATGTTGGCGATTAGCGTATTTATGTCAGGAACAGTTCTACCTGCTATCATGGGAGCGTTATCTGCTGCAGGTGCTGCGATTGCTCCCGTCTTAGTTGCTGCTGCTCCATTCATTGCTATAGGTGCTGCGCTCGCTGGGGCAATTTACCTAGTTGTAAAATACTTTGACGACATCGTAGACGTATTCTCATCGATCGGAAGTTGGGTATCTGAGAAGTTGACTGGGTTGAATACTTGGATATCAGAAACGTTTGGTATTGATATTGCTGGTTCGTTAACTGAATTCTGGAATTCCGTAACTGACGGAATGGGTCTACTTGGACTTGTAACTGCACCGTTCCGTTTAATAGGCGATTGGATTGCAGAACAGTTTGGGTTTACTGCACCGGAAGGTGAAGAAGGTGGATTTATAACTCATAAGTTGCGTGGGTTATGGGATTCTGTAAAAGAATGGTTCTCCTCTATATTACCTTCAGTAGACGACATTAAATCATACTTCTCTGGGTTTAGTTTATTTGGAGATGACCCTGAACCTGTTGCGGAACAGAAACCATTATCACAAATGTCCGAAGCTGAAATGAAGGAGTTAGCTGCTTCTAATTCTGGATTTTTCTCGTCGGAAGAAGAAGAATATGCTAAGTTACTACAGCAACGTAAAGCTGAAGAACAAGGTGTGTCTATAGAAAAGACTAACCCAGTATCACCTATCCGTGATAATCAGTTACAGAATAATGATCTTAAAGCTGAAGAGCAAATGGCAAGTAACATTGTTATTCAACAGAATATGATGGGAGGGGGAAGTAAGACACCTCCAGCTAATGTGAAGGCGTCTAACATAAACGTTACGAATAACGTCGACCTAGATAGTTATGCTAAGATATTTTCTAACTCATATTCTTTCTAAATGAAGTGTGCATAGGTCGAAATAATATATTTCGGTCCAGATATAGGTTTAGTACCTTTATGTGGGTGAGTCCAGAATGGCGGGAATAATACAGCTTTCCCTTCTTCTGGGTTCACTATCGCAGCTTCGTTCTCATCTTCCGACCAATCAAATAGCGTATTGCCACCTTCTATAACCGTATTCAAATAAAAGAAACATACCATAAACCTACGAGCCGAAGAATAATCTCCAACGTCGGCATGCCAATCAAACTGCTGTTTACCGTCTGGCTCATACTTCTTCATACGAAACTCTTCAAACCTATATGAAGTTGGGAAGTATTTTACCCCAACCTCTTTCTTGTAGAAGTCCATTAAGTAAGACGAAGCAGAATGAATTATATTACATTCCTTTTCAAAGTCAGGGTCGTTCGATAAGTTTAGCTCTGAGAACTTCTGCTTATCTTCATCGTGTATAGTATGACCAGATGCTTTCTTTTCAAACTTTTGTATTAGTTCTTTACATAAGTCAGATGGGAGCGCATCGGCAACTGGTACGATATAGTCAACTGTGTGTATCATAATTCACCTTTAAAAAACCCCACCGAAGTGGGGCATTTAGATTAACCTTCTTGAGCTAGTTTAGCAAAGTAAGAAAGCGTATCGTCTTCATCGTCAGCAGACGCAGCCACTACTGGCTCAGGCGTCGGGGCAGGAGCCGAAGAACGAGGAGCAGATGCCGTTTCATCAAGAGTAACTGACTCAGCTGTAGTCAATGGAGCAGCTTCTTGACCAAGAACCTTCATCAAACGAGCCTTTAACTCATCATATGATTTATAGTTCTTAGGATCAGTAAACTCAGTCAAAGAATGCAGAGAGTTATATACAGTTTCTAGTTTCGTATCGTCACCGTCATGTAATGCAGATGGAGCAGCAAACTCAGAACGGTCATAGTTACGATAGCCTTCAACGTTACGAATCTTCAATTTAAAGTCCGCACCTTCCCAGAAGTCAAATGGGTTAATAGGAGTTTCATCAGCAAACTCAGGTTGCATTGCTTCCATCAACTTATCAAAGATCTTCTTACCGAACTTGTAAAGGAATACTTTACCTTCGTTTTGTGGGTTAGAAGGATCAGAAACTACCATAATGTTGGCAACGTGCGATAAGCGACGTTTGCGCTGACGTACGATAGTCTTATTAGATTCGATTCCAGAGTTCCATAACTCAGAGTTCATCTCACCTAATGGATCAGGTTGACCGATAGAAGTTAGAGACTTCTCGATGTACCATAAACCGCTTGGACCTTTAAAACCGTGATCCCAGTATTTTGCCCAAGGAAGATCTTCACCTTCAGGAGCAGGTAGGAAACGAATAACAGCATAGCCGTTACCAGCTTTATCTACTTCTGGCTTCCAGTAATTATCGTTAGATTCTTTTTGAGTAGAACCACCCGCAGCTGCTGCAGCTTCGACTAGTTTATTGATGGCGCTTGCGCGAGAGCTTTTCATATTAGCAAATGACATATATTTTCCTCGTTGTATATCGTCGTATGTTTTTTGTTTCGGATTATCCAATTTACAGGGGTATTATACCCTATTTTCATTATGAAGTAAAGCCTTTTAAGATAATTTTTTTAACTTTATCGTAATCAGGATTTACAAAGCACTGGTACTTAGTCACCTTGCGGTATAGGTCTGGGAAGATTAATGTTTCCGTTATAACCTTATTCGCTCGGTTCATNAAGCCAGTNAGTTTATTAAGAATCACTAGAGTTTCGAGTTTAATCTCTCCCTGTAGGAATTCTTTAATAATAGGTGGATGCTCGCCTTCCTCTGAAGACAACATCTCGTCGAAAGTGTAATCTTTACTTTCTAACGTATTTATATCGTTCTGAAACTGGTAAGAAAGACTTTCGTGAATACGAGTGTATTCCTTATAGTTCTTTTCACCGTCTTCGTTAATCATATCCCCAACCCATTTAACGTCATGNATAAAGTTGGAGACGTAGTAGTCAACAAGAGCCTTCGAATTCTTCTGTTGCTTGCCGAGTTTAGCAAAGAAGTATTTATCCCTCCGTTTAAAGAAGGATTGCGGTTTAGCCGAAGTCTTAAAGTTATACTTCACCGCATCATACGAGTCGGACTCGAAGTGTAACTTTATTGACTGATATAATCTAAATGAATCAAACGGTTCAATCATATAGGTAACTGATTACGTCGTTGAATGTAGTTACGTTCCATTGCCTCGGCTTCTAGTTTAGACAATAGAGACGGGGATAGGTATTTACCCGCATCTGTAACTTCAAGATTATTCTCTTCACAAACGAGTACAATAGCTTCAATTGGTCCCATTTGTTTCTTTCGTATATAGGTTTCTACGAGTTTAGTAAACTTCTTACCGTCCATAAACTCTAGTATGTTATCAACCATTAATCAACCCTCACAAGTACTGTCTCATCATTAATACGACCATTCGGAACTTTCTCCTTAGTGGTCAGGGAGTTATATAGTTTATCGAACTGTTTCTGNGTCTTAGANATATTCTTAAGAAACTCATCNGGCGAACGCATAGTCTTAGTCCGCGAAGTCTCAGGATCGAATCCCTTTAACGTAGTTCCAGATATCTCGAATCCTTTCGGTCCTTGGGCAAAGTATTCAGTAATCGTTTTGTATTTCGCATTTACTGCCAGGAGTCTTTGCGAACCGATAATTGTTACTGGGTCTACTGAAGCAATCTTAAGAGTATCGTCTTTCTTCTTATACTTCAATCGAGCAACCTGCTTAGATACATCAACTGTTTTGGCTTTACGAGGTTTGCGAACTGCCTTGTTAGCCACCTTGAACTTATCTAAATCAGTTAGAGCCTGTTCCCATACTTTGATACGTCGTTTAGTTTCACGACGAGTAAGGTGAGAGAATGCTTCAACAGCCTGATCGCACTTCTTATCATAAGCATCAGTCAACTCAAGTAGTCTAGACTCAACTTCTTTCTTAACTTGATTTACAGCAGCAGCCTTGAGACCAAGGGCATTGAACCGATTGTAAATATCGAAGTCAGTCTTTTCGCCTAGTATCCAAGAATCTTCTAACTCGTCGATCTCAGAAAGAATCGTATTGTTAACCTTCTCAGCCATAAGCTGGGCTGGACTTTTCCTAACAACGGCTGTAGTCTCAGATTCTTCTTCGACTTTAGCAGCCAGAACGGCTCTACCTTTTTGTAGTAGCTCTGGGAAGTATGTATTAAAGATACCTTCCTCGGCAGGGTAATTGTCAGGAAACTCCAGACCCAGCTTCTTCCAGTGACAAGCAGCAGCAACATGAGAATACATAGTAAAGTGGTATTCTGGTAGAGCGAATATCGCCTTCGCGTCAGCTTTACTATACGCAGTACGAACATACTCCTTTACAATCTTAGAGTATTCTTTATTCTCGAGCTCCTGATGAAAGTAATGCCTCATCTTGTTGAAGTCAGTTAACGGCGCACCAGAAAGACCCACTTTAATATGCTGACGTTTTATAATTTTCTTAGCCATGTTACAGCTCCTTATCAATTCAATACAAGTATTATACTCTATTCTTTATCAGAAGTAAAGCTTTTTTATACTTTTTTTATCTACGCATACTCGCATGTTCTTTTGCTTCTTCTTCACTTAGTATCGGCACGGCGTTGGACTTGTGCATAGTGGAGATTCCTTTAACAAGAGTTCCGGTGTATTGCTTTGGTTCGGCTTTTGCTGTAGAAATTGGACCCTCCGTCGTGAGGCTTGCGTACTGCTTCGTCTGGCGGTAGTTCTGGAACTTCGGGACATATTCGGTAAACTCCTGTTCTTTCTTCTTTGGCTTTGAGTAAGCATCGTATTTCTTTTTGCGCCCAGACGCATAATGGCGCATAGAACCGTGTATCATCTATCTAATACTCCTGTCGCTGAAATAGCAAAGCGTTCTTCTTGCTCAGTATAACCCTGAAGCGGTTCTTCATCGTGGATGTCAATACTAGAATCAATATCAATGGTCTTACCAATACTTGCTTTACGATAAGTGCCTTTCATCGCAGCCATCATAGCGTGCTTAGACTTATTCTGTAGTTCGATTTTACGAGCAACTTTCTTAATCAATTGGTATCTTTGTTCTTTAGTCATTATTTACATTCCTCATATACTTTATTTTCAAGTTCGTATGCTTCAATTTCCCAAGGCTGATCGGCGTATGGGGTTCCGATATATTCTTTACCGCCCCAGATTTGCTTGGTGGTCATTTTCTTATTACCTGATGGATCTTCTACTAAAACGATTCCGCCATTTTCTAGCATTCTTGAGCTTATCTGTTGGGCGTGAACCATTTCGTGGGCAATGTTAATCAGTAGGTCTTTTTTAGAAATAGTACCGCAAGCGTCTTTGCGAGCAATATCAACGTTAATCTCGTCAACGTCACCGTCGCAATAACCGCCTGCGTTACCTGGAAGTTCTGGTACTAGGTTGACGTCTACGAATGCGTCAGATTGATGTAAATAAAGGTAGTTGTAAACTCGCTCAATATAAGCGGTTAGGGATTTACTCTTAGTTCCAGTAATTGTTAACATAATATAGTCTTCCTATCAATTCAATACAAGTATTATAATTCATATCGGGCAAGAAGTAAAGTCTTTTTTTATAATATTTTGTTATATGCTTATAACTCAATTCCTCTAAAATTTAATTCGTCTTTCATAACTGCTTTCACTTGTGGATAGCAATGCTGAGTTCCAACTACAGCACGTAAATGGTCATCNTCCATNTCNCTTACNNTCTTATANTGCAGTGGCTCATCACCGTTAATACCATA